GGTTTCAGCAGCAGCTATTTCAGCTTTTACTTCTTCGTTTTTGAGTTTAATGCGTTCTGCGATTTCAGCAGAAATAGAAGCAACAGCTTCTTCGCTAAATTTAGCAGTATCTTGCTTTTCAGCAAGGACTGTCTTTAATGCGGATAATATTTGTTCTAAATCCATAATTTTAGTTTTGGTAGTATTTACAGTATTTTTCTGATCTTGTGAAAAATTTTTATCTTTTATATTTAATAAATCAAAAGTATTAACCTCTATCGATTCTGCTTCGCTTTCATCATTTTCATTTTCATCTTCTTCAGTGTCTTCGTTTTCCTCATTTTCACTGGTCCCATCATCAATTATAACCCCTTGAACATCAGCAGCAGGATTTGTTGTAAATCCAATTCCTAATGGATATATTCTTCCTGTAACTAATCTATAAACTGGAGTTCCATCGTTCATATAACCGTTTCCTTCAAAACCTTTTAGATATTTTTTGAATTCTAAAAGCTGTTTAGCATCAGTTATAATTTCAGCGTCTTTTAAATTATCGCTGCCAACTGCAACAAGATAATCGTTGAATCCAATTTCCCAGCTTGCACTAATTCTTCTAAATAAGTTAGATTCTGGATCGTTTGAGTTAATTAAAGCATCTGCGAAATCTCTATCAACTGTTTTATAAACTACAGCAGCTAAAGCAATATTAAATGGTTCTAAAGAACCTTTAACTTGTTCATCAGTTAATAATTGATTTTCACCATATGTAGAAAACGCTGAATTTACAATATGACCAACAACTCTTTGTTTCTTGTGTTCAATATTTGTTGGTTTATGTATGAAATATTTTTTGAAAGCAATAGCTGTGTTTGTATCTATACCATCACCATTTTTATTAAACTTATTGACCAAAGCTGCATTAAATGCGGCACCAACTAAATCTACATTTTTATCTAAATTTACAGATTTAGGGATTAAAGTTTTTAAAGAATCAAGAGAAGCTTCCGATAGCAAAATATTTTGATCAAAATTTAGTGAAGCCGTTACTATATTTTCAAAAGTTGTTCTATACTTAAACATATAATTAATTTTTACACAGAATACTTAGTACTGTGATATAATAAACCAGCAGAATAAGTATCTAATTGATGTTCAGAAGCAACGTTTTGTATCTCAGATAATATTCCAAGCTTGTCTAAATGATTGGGATCATTCAATACTTTACCAACAACTTCATTCCAATTCTCGCTCTCACAACCAACAATAATTGCTTCACTTATACCTGTAGCTAATTGCTTTTGCTCGGTGTTTAAAGTCTTTTTAGAATACTTTTTCTTCAATGCTGTTTCGACTATTGCATATAGTTTTTTAGTTTCATCTAAAACTTTTGCGATAGCATCTTTAGCGTAAACACTAGCTTTTGTAGTTCCCAATGGACGACCTCTTTCATTTGGAGTTTTAATTTTTGGAGCAGGAGCAGCACCCATTGTTGGTGCCGCTGGGGCTATCATTGGAACTCCACCAACGATTGGATTATAATATCCTTTTTCACGTTCACCAACAAACTTCTCTTGAGCAGCCATCAATTCTTCCGCTGTTGGATAAATACCCGTCTCGATAACCTTGATACCTTCTTCAGGAGGCAATATACCAAGCTCCATCATACGAGTAACAACTCTGTTGAATTGTGTTTCGTCTTTAATAGACACTTCTTCGAATTTAGCTTTAGGACATTTACCTTTGAAACCTAGATTCTTAAAAATTTGTTCTAGTTCTGGCTGTAAAAAGTCATTTAAAAATGCATTGCGAGCTTCTTTTAATCTTTCAAAGAAAACTTGAGCTTTAACTGTAGTGTTAGCAAACTTTTCTGATCCAATTAATATATTCTGCAAACCTTCTTTGATGTCTTCATTAACAATCTTATATTTTTCATAACCTAATACTTTATTTAGATCAGGAATAATAAATTCAGCCTTTGTTGTATAGTCTGCTACTAAAACTCTACCAACAGATTGATTGTTCAACAACGATTGCATCGCTTTGATATTCTTTGGATTGATACCGCCCTTGCTTGGCTCAGTACCAAGAGTAATCAATAAAATAACATTTTCAATTGTGCGACAAACAGCTTGATCAATCTTCTTCATTTCGAGCTTAAAATTAATATCATCTAACACAGGAAAACCAAAAGGAATAGCAAAAGGCTCATAATCTTGCTTTTTATAAAATGAATAAATAACATTTGTTGGATCTAATTGAATCTTTAGACCGTCTCTTGCCCATTGACCATTTCTAATTTTATCTTTAGTTTGTTCATCAAGTTGATCAAAAATCATCTTGTCATGATCATTTTTTGGTGTGCGAAGTCTTTCTAATTCATATTCAGAAAGTACTTTTTGATACAACATTGATTTCCATGAACTAGTTCTATTAACTGTAACATAATAAGGATTCAATAATGTATACTGTATAGGAATTATGTTCTTAACATCATAACTCGTTGGATAAGGCAACAAACTAACATCTGTTGTATATGATTGACCATCGTAATTTGCATATGTTTCTAGAATTTTTTGAAAATCATCAATTTCAAACTTTGCATTTATCTTATAAAAGAAAACGTTACCACTGCGGTAATATTCGCGAAAATATTGATCTTTAACATTCCACATTCTTGTGTACTTCATCCATTTAGCAAAGAAGTCTTTAGCTTTCTGACTGCCGCCCTCAAGATAAATCTCGGCATTAGCAAACTCAGACATGATATCTACCGCATTTCTAAAAATAGCAACATTAGCATAAGCTTTTTGACATAATTCAATTGCGTCACGAATATTGTAACCATTAATTGAACTCTCAAAAGGTAATAAACCTTCGCGAATATTGCCGTATTTATAAATTTTTGGTCCAACGTATGCTAAATTTCTACGAATACCAGTACTTCCACCTTCTTCCGTAGTTCTTTCATAACTAGCTTTTGAATCGTGAGAATAATAAGGATCGCCAACAAATGCTGGTTCAGCAGAATCTCTATTAATAAGATCTTCTAGTGTGGCTTTTTGATCAGTTCCATTTTCGCCTTTTGATAACTTGTTCCAATAGTCTGATCTCTTTGTATATTTACGACTCATATTAATAATAGTTACACATTGTAACTTTGAAAGTGACTTTTTAACTTTATTATCCTATAAACATTGGTTCGAAAGTTGACATCACATCGTCAACTTGAGTATTGTTCATATCAAAATGAATTTTGGCTAACCAGTTTCCTAAAACCAATGCAGAATAACTGTCTTTTCTAGGCTTATCTGGTCCTGACTTACGTTTTAAATTTGGTGGCAAATCAAAATTCTGCATACCCTGAGCAGATGTTGTTATTTGTATTAAAGCGCATTCTGTTTTTGTCAAAAGTATCATATCTGACAAATGTTCAACAAAGTCAATCATTTTAGCTTCTTCGTTTTCTTTTTCACTATCTAAAGCATTTGAAAACTTTAATTCAGATATACCAATACGCTTTCGTGTTTGACTTCTGAAATTATCATCGATAGCTCGACTTGCGAAAAATATGCGTCTATGATCAAAATTAGCTTGTAACAACTCATTAGCTAAACGTATCCACCCTGAAGTAGGTTTTCTCAAAAATACATATTTATATTCTGATTTATTATACTCACTTTTGGCGGCATAAAGATTCTGAGCGTATTCTTCTGGTCTTTCAAACTCTGTAGCTATAGATTTTAAATTGATTTTAGCGTCTTTAAATAGCTCACTCTCATTGCAAGAATTCATAAACTGAACGCCGCCGTTATAGTCCATACAAATACCTACAACATTGAAGTTCTGTAATATATATAAGAAATATTTAATATGATCTTTCAATGCTGAACCCGAAAGAGCATAAGAATGTACTAAAGTTGAGATTTGTTTTTCTTTATTTATCTTCAATACTTGAATCGCAAAATCGTCAGACGATTCTGTTTCTGACCATGAAGGGTCAACTGCAACCAGATATTCATCATCAGCAGCA